GGGGAAATACTTGAGATCCAAGGCTTGCGCATTGCTTTGCCAGTGCTGCCAGTGCACGTGTACAAAAACGAAGTAAGTAAGTGGCAAAGAATTGAATATCCAAAAGAGTTAAGTAAACTTAAAAATATATTTGACTGGAGATCATATCCTGAAGAACAAAAAGACAAGTGGTATGATTACATAGACGAAGAGTTTAAACGTAGAGAAGAAGGCTTTTGGTTTATGAACAACAAAACACCAACTTACATAACAGGTGCACATTATATGTATTTACAATGGAGTAAAATAGATGTAGGCGCTCCAGACTACAGAGAAGCAAACAGGTTGTTTTATATATTCTGGGAAGCATGTAAAGCAGATAAAAGATGTTATGGTATGTGTTACCTTAAAAACAGAAGATCTGGTTTTAGTTTTATGTCTTCAGCAGAAACAGTTAATTTAGCTACAATATCGAGTGATAGTAGATATGGTATATTATCAAAAAGTGGTGCAGATGCTAAAAAAATGTTTACAGATAAGGTTGTTCCGATATCGGTTAATTATCCTTTCTTTTTTAAACCGATACAAGACGGTATGGACAGGCCTAAATCTGAACTTGCTTATCGTGTTCCTGCAAGTAAGTTTACGCGTAAAAAAATTGTTGCGAACGAAAAGCAGGAAGACTTGGTTGGACTTGATACTACTATTGACTGGAAAAATACTGGTGATAACAGTTATGATGGTGAAAAGCTAGCTTTATTAGTACACGATGAAAGTGGTAAATGGGAAAGACCGGATAATATATTAAACAACTGGCGGGTAACTAAAACTTGTCTTAGGCTTGGTAGTAGAATTATAGGTAAGTGCATGATGGGTAGCACTAGTAATTCTTTAGACAAAGGGGGTGATAACTTTAAAAAATTATACTATGATTCGGACGTTACAAAAAGAAACCGTAATGGACAGACAAAGTCTGGTTTATATTCTCTTTTTGTCCCAATGGAATGGAACTATGAAGGATTTATTGACGAATACGGACAACCAGTCTATCATATGCCTGATAATGATGTCTTCGGGCCAGATGGCGAGTTAATAGATTATGGCATAATTGATCACTGGAATAACGAAGCTGAAGGTTTAAAAAATGATCAAGATGCTTTAAACGAGTTTTACAGGCAGTTTCCAAGAACTGAAGAGCATGCGTTTAGAGATGAAGCAAAAAATAGTATATTTAATTTAGTTAAGATATACGAACAAATAGATTACAACGAAGGTATTGGTGCACAAGGCAATGTTAACACTGGTAACTTTCAATGGGTTAACGGTGTAAAAGATACGCAAGTTATATTTTATCCAGATCCAAAAGGTAGGTTTAATGTTAGTTGGTTTCCACCTAGTCATTTGCAAAATAAAATAATAAGTAAAAACGGTATTAAGTACCCAGCTAACGAACACATGGGTGCTTTTGGTTGTGATAGTTACGATATATCAGGTACTGTAGATGGTAAAGGTTCTAATGGTGCTTTACACGGCTTAACTAAATTTAGCATGGAAGACGCACCGCCTAATCATTTTTTCTTAGAATATATAGCAAGACCACAAACCGCAGAAATATTTTTTGAAGATGTTTTAATGGCACTAGTTTTTTACGGCATGCCATTGCTTGCAGAAAACAATAAACCTAGATTATTATACCATTTAAGACGTAGAGGTTATAGAGGATATAGCATGAATAGACCAGATAAAATTTGGAATAAATTATCAACTACAGAAAAAGAAATAGGTGGCATACCAAACTCTAGTGAAGATATAAAACAAGCTCACGCTGCTGCTATTGAAATGTATATACAACAACATGTTGGCCATTTAGAAGAAGGTGTTTATGGTAACATATATTTTAATAAAACACTAAATGATTGGGCTAGATTTGATATAACTAAAAGAACTAAGTTTGACGCAACAATAAGTTCTGGATTAGCTGTTATGGCTTGTAATAGAAATTTATATAGGCCAAATGCTAAAATTCAAAAAGATAAATTAAACATAAGTATTGCTAGATATACTAATACTGGTAATACATCTAAAATAATAAAATAACAGATGGCAGAGTATATTAACAATTATTTCCCGAGTCAAGTTGTAAGTGATGCTGAAAAAATTAGCTATGACTATGGGTTGAAAGTTGCTAAAGCTATAGAACACGAATGGTTTAACAAAGATAATAGTATTAATAGATATAACAAGCATTATAATGATTATCATAGATTAAGATTATATGCAGAAGGTAATCAATCAATACAAAAATACAAAGATGAATTATCTATAAATGGCGACTTAAGTTATTTAAATTTAGACTGGACACCTGTACCTATAATACCTAAGTTTGTAGATATAGTTGTAAACGGCATATCAGAAAGAGCGTACAACATAAAAGCATATTCACAAGACCCTTACGGTATCGCAAAAAGGACTGAATACATGCAGTCTATATTAGATGATATGCGTACTCAAGAAATGAACGACTTTGTTCAGCAAAACTTTGATATAAATCTTTATCAAAACAATCCAAACGAATTACCAGAAACTCAAGAAGAGTTAGATTTACATATGCAGCTTTCATACAAACAAGCTGTAGAAATAGCAGAAGAACAAGCTATAAATGTTTTAATGGATGGTAGTAGATACGATTTAATTAAAAAAAGATTTTATAGAGATTTAACAGTATTAGGTATTGGCGCTGTTAAAACTAACTTTACTACATCTGAAGGTGCTACAATAGAATATGTTGATCCAGCTGATTTAGTTTATTCCTATACAGAATCACCTTATTTTGAAGATATATATTATGTTGGTGAAATAAAAACAATACCTATTAACGAACTAGCTAAACAGTTTCCATATTTAGAAGACTCTGATTTAGAAGAAATTATTAGCTCTAGATCTTTATACACTAATAACTCTTATAAAAATGCTAGCAGTTATGACGAGTTTGACAATAACAAAGTACAAGTTTTATATTTTAATTATAAAACTTATATGAACGAAGTGTACAAAGTAAAAGAAACAAGTACTGGCGGTGAGAAAGCTATAGAAAAAGACGATCAATTTAATCCACCTGAAGGTATGGAAGGTGATTTTTCTAGACTAAACAGGGTTATAGAAGTTTTATTTGAAGGCGCTATGGTTGTTGGTACCAATAAGCTTTTGAAATGGGAGATGGCTAAAAACATGATGAGGCCAAAAAGTAATTATACTAAAGTAAAAATGAATTACAGTATAGTAGCGCCTCGTATGTATAAAGGAAATATAGACTCTTTAGTAAAAAGAATTACTGGTTTTGCTGATATGATTCAGCTTACACATTTAAAGTTACAGCAAGTAATGTCGCGTATGATACCTGATGGTGTTTATTTAGACGCTGATGGACTTGCTGAAATAGATTTAGGTAATGGTACTAATTATAATCCGCAAGAAGCTTTGAATATGTTTTTTCAAACTGGTAGTGTTATTGGTAGGTCTTTCACGCAAGACGGTGATATGAATCCTGGTAAAGTACCAATACAAGAAATAACTTCTGGTAGTGGAGGTAATAAAATACAAGCACTTATAGGTAACTATAATTACTACATGCAAATGATACGTGATGTAACCGGATTAAATGAAGCTAGAGATGGTAGCATGCCAGATGATAGGGCTTTAGTTGGTATACAGAAAATAGCAGCTGCTAATAGTAATACAGCTACAAGACATATATTAGACTCTGGTTTATTTTTAACAGCAGAAGTTGCAGAACAACTATCACTTAGAATATCTGATATTATAGAATACTCACCAACAAAAGAAGCTTTTATACAAAGCATAGGTGTTCATAACATTGCTACACTTGAAGAAATGTCTGAATTACATCTTTATGACTTTGGTATATTTATAGAGCTCATGCCTGATGAAGAAGAAAAAGCAATGCTTGAAAACAATATACAAATGTCTTTACAGCAACAAACTATAGATTTAGAAGATGCTATAGATATTAGAGAGATAAGTAGTGTTAAATTAGCTAATCAAGTTTTAAAAATACGTAGAAGTAAAAAGATAGAACAAGATCAGTTGATGAAACAACAAAACATACAAGCTCAAGCACAAGCAAACGCACAGCAACAGCAAGCAGCTGCACAGATGGAAGTTCAAAAACAACAAGCAGTAACACAGTCTGACGCCCAGTTAGAACAACTAAAAGCTCAGCTTGAGTTGCAAAAGCTACAACAAGAAATACAAGCTAAACAACAATTAATGGCTTTAGAGTTTGAGTTTAATATGAGATTAAAAGGTCTTGAAACAGAAAATTTAAGATTAAGAGAAAAACAAAAAGAAGATCGTAAAGATGAAAGAACTAGAATACAAGCTAGTCAACAGTCTGAACTAATAGAACAAAGAAAAGGCAACCAACCGCCTAAAAACTTTGAGTCATCAGGTAATGATGTATTAGGGCTTGAGTCTATAAGTGACTTGTCACAGTTTGGACCTAGATAAAAATTATTAATTATTATTATATTATATTATGGCAAAAAATAAAAAAGAAACAGATAATGTTACTAAGGTAGATCTTAGTAAAAACAAAGAACAAAATAGTGATAATATCACTAAAGTAGATTTAACTAAAAAACCAGAAACAGATGCCGTTCCAGAGCAAAGCACAGATGAGGTTCCTGTACGCGACAAATCCGAAACTAGCGAAAAGGTACTCGAAGAAAACGTCGAAACAACAAATGAAAAACCTACCGGAGAAAGCGCCGACAAAGTTCAAGATGAAGAAACACCCGTTGTTGAGGAAATAAAAGTAGATGAAGAAGTAAAAGAACAAGTAGAAGAACTTGTAGAAGAAGTAGAAGAAGCTGTAGCTGAAGCACAAGAAACAGGTAAACCACTTCCAGAAAACATAGAAAAACTTGTGGATTTTATGAACGAAACTGGTGGTAGTTTAGAAGACTATGTTAGATTAAATCAAGATTATTCTCAATTAGATAACTTATCGTTATTAAGAGAATTTTACAAACAAACAAAACCACATCTTAACTCAGAAGAAGTAGACTTTATGATGGAAGACGCTTTTTCTTTTGACGAAGAAGTGGATGAAGATATAGATATAAAAAGAAAAAAACTAGCTTTGAAGGAGCAAGTTGCTCAAGCAAAGTCGCACTTAGAAAGTGCAAAAACCAAGTATTATGAAGAAATACAATACGGTAATAAGTTGACGAGTGAGCAACAAAAAGCCATTGATTTTTTCAATAGATACAACAAAGAGTCAAAAGAACAAAAGGAAATTAACGAAAAACAAAACCGTACTTTTCTAAACAAAACAAATCAATTATTTAACAAAGACTTTAAAGGATTTGAGTATAATGTCGGAGATAAAAAATTTAGATTTAACGTTAAAGATACAAGTAAAATTAAAGAAAACCAAAGTGACATTAGTAATTTTATAGGGAAGTTCCTTGATAAAAATAACGAAATGCAAGATACTAAAGGTTATCACAAAGGTTTGTTTACGGCTATGAATCCTGATGCTATTGCAAAACATTTTTATGAACAAGGTAAAGCCGATGCTTTAAAAGAAAGTATAGCTAAATCTAAGAACGTTAGTATGGAGCCAAGACAAGAATTTAATGGCCAAATAAACACAAGCGGTCTAAAAGTAAAAGTGCTAGGTAGTAATTCTAATGACTTTAAATTTAAAATTAAAAACAACAAATAACAATTTAAAAATTATTAATTATGGCAATTATAGGAGGTGGTAATTTAAATAGCACGCCTGCTACTACAAAGCAGACTTTCGCTACAAATTACCTAGATTTTACTGGAACCGCAAATTCGTGGGGACAACAATACCTGCCAGACTTGATGGAAAAAGAAGCTGAGGTTTTTGGACCTCGTACAATTTCTGGTTTCCTTGCTCAAGTTGGTGCAGAAGAGGCTATGACGTCTGATCAAGTCGTATGGTCTGAGCAATCAAGATTACATTTATCATATACTGGTAATATGTCAGCTGACAATGTTTTTACAATTACTAAAAACATAGATGGTTTAGCAATATCAGGACAAACACACGGTGTTAGAATTAACGATACTGTTATAATAGCAAATGCTAACGGTGTATTTAAAGCTATCGTTGTTGCTGTTTCTGGAGCTGCTTGTACAGTTCGTAGTTATAACGCTGGTACTATAGCTGAACTTACAACTGCTAACGCTTCAACGTTATTAGTTTATGGTTCTGAGTATGGAAAAGGAACTGGTTACTACACTAGTACTGGTGCTACTCCTTCAGCTGTTGATGGAGAAAGACATCAAGCTAACGAGCCACAGTTTGAAACTTTTACTAACAAACCAATTATTATGAAAGATTTTTATGAAGTATCAGGATCTGATGCATCAAGAATTGGTTGGGTTGAAGTATCTGCAGAAAACGGACAAAGTGGTTACTTATGGTACTTAAAAGCTGAGGCTGATACAAGAGCTAGATTTACTGACTATATTGAAATGGCAATGCTAGAAAGTGAAATTGGTTCTGATAATGCTCACAACATTGGTGGTGGTGGATCTGGTGCTGCTAACGACGTTGATGATTATTTACGTGATAATACCGACGTTGTTGGTACTGAAGGTTTATTTGCAGCTATCGAAGATAGAGGTAATGTAACTACGGGTGTAACTGGTGTTAACCCTAGAACTGATTTAGCTGAGTTTGACGCAATACTTGCTGAGTTTGACAAGCAAGGTGCTATTGAAGAATACATGATGTTTGTTAACAGATCAACTAGCTTAGCTATTGACGATATGTTAGCTTCAATGAACTCTTACGGTTCTGGTGGTACATCTTACGGTGTATTTAACAACTCTGAAGACATGGCGTTAAATTTAGGTT